AATAACGCAGATGACGGCAGATCTAACACCGGTTCTCCGAGTATAGTTACAGGACCACAAAATCCCGCGAATCAAGCTAATTCTGCGGCAGGATTAGGTACAGCAGTATTAACAGGCGGATCTTATAATCCTGAAACAGGTGCGGTAGGTTACGCATTTGGAGCATAGTAATGGCAAATGATCCAAACACACCAAATAATGCATTCGCTTCGAACGGAGGGGGAGCAGCCTTTGGCAATCCTAATATTGTTAGATCTGGACAACGTGCTGGTGCTACACAAGCAACCGCCGGTGCTGGCAGGGGCTTTGTTAATCCGCAAGTAGTAAACCCTGACTCACCGCCCCCTAACGCAACGGCAGCACCCAAAGGAGATACAAAATACGGATATCTTGGATTATGTGAAGCATTAAATCAATATGAACAAGATTTAGTTAAAGCAGGAACTGTAGAAATAGCTAATTTTTATGAAGTACAATTTGCCCCAGCATCGTTAGCAAGTTCTAAAGTAAAAATTCCTGGGCAAACAGATAAAAGTCTTACTCCAATGCAACAATCAAATTCTGCCCAATCAAAAGTAGATCCTGCTTCAAACAGCATGAATATACAGGGTATGAACAAATCAATTTCTCAAGGTACACAAATTGTTCAATTTATAGAAACTGTTATGCGCAATAGCAGTTATATAACAGATCAGCAGAAATCAGTAAATGATCCAGTAACTGGTAATAATACTCCTAGCTCTTCGGCCACTAGTAGCGATGCCACAACTGATTGGTTTAAAATTAATGTACAAGCAATTCCGATTAGTGATAAAATAGACAAAAAAAGAAATGATTATGCATATCATATGACATATTTGATTAGTACATATGGTATTAATCAATTACAAAGTCAATATTTTCCAGATGCTAAATTTCGTGGAGTTCACAAAGTTTACAACTATTGGTTTACGGGAGAAAATACTCAAATATTATATTACAACCAAACTTTTAATAATATGTGGTTTAACGTAATTAATGGTGATGCTCCGGTACAAAATAATGGATCTCCTTTGGCACAACAAATATCTTGGCAAAATAAAAACGTTCCGGCAACTCGGTCAGGGCAAACAGATCAACAAGCACCTAATGGCGCGTTAAATCCGGCTAGTACTGCCGCAGATTTTTTATATAATTTTACAGACCAACAGAATATTAGTTTAAAAATTATTGGAGATCCGGCTTGGATACAACAAGGAGAAATAGTAGGTATTAACGCTCCTGATTTTAACTTTCAAGGATTTTATCCAGATGGTACTATTAATACGGATGCCCAACAAGCTGTATTCGTAGTTAATTGGAATGCTCCTGCTGATTATAATATTGATACAGGTTTAGTAGATGTTAATGCTGAAGCGACAAATGGTAATAATAATAATTTATTAGCAACACAACCGGCTGCTAGTGCGGCGTATGTAGCTATGGGAATTAAAAGTACTTTTAGAAAAGGAGTATTTGAGCAAGAATTAACCGGGTGCTTATTAACTAATCTTAATCAACAACAAATTGCAAATGCTACCGGAACAGGAACTGGGGGAGGGCAAAGTTCTCCCGATTTTGCGGCACTAGATCCACGCAGAACAGATTTTCCAAATAGCAATGATACAAATGCCGGCGGAGGCCAAAGTTCTCCCAATTTTGCGGCAAACGACCCGCGCAGATTAGATTTACCAAATAATCGTACCCCATCATTACAAAGTAATGACATATCAGATCCTAATCTTATTGGTAGAACTAATCAAAATAGTAGTCAGTGGCCGCAAACACCTTCTAATACCCCAGCTATGACCCCAGCTAGTATATCAGTGATAACTAAACCATCACTGCAGCCGTCTGCCCCAGCTACTCCTCCGACATCTAATAATAATGTAGTCGGCAGCGCATTATTACCTGGACCGGCGTTTGCTAACGCTTTTCTAAATACAACTAATGGGGTTAGGACGTTACTTAACTCACCAAATGGTAAGACTTTAAATACACAAACACAAACAATGGCACCTAAGGACGAATAATGGGATTAAATGTAGAACGCAATACTGGCAGAGCACCAAATTATAAATTTGATCGTGGGGGTATGCCTACGGATTTTGGTCCGTTTAGCGGTGAAATAATGAATAATGTTGACCCTACACGTAGCGGACGTGTACAAGTTTATGTTGAGCAATTTTCTGGACCAGATAAAACAAATAAAACGCTTTGGCGAACTGTAAGTTATTGCCCACCATTTGGCGGAGCCACTCCTAAAACAAGCACATCAACTGGAGTGGGCACGTACGGGTCTACCAATAATCAACAAAGCTATGGTATGTCATTTAGTCCTCCTGATATAGGAGTATCGGTGCTATGTTTTTTTGTAGGTGGAGATCCAAACCAAGGTTACTATGTAGGATGTATACCCAATCAAGGTATTAATCACATGATACCAGCTATTGGAGCAACTGCTAATGCCGCACCACAAAATGAAAATCAGTCTACATATTTTGCTAAAAGCCCGCAACTACCAGTTAGTGAAATTAATAATGCCCCGCAAAATACGGCTATTAACGAAAATTCTCAATTTTTTAATCAAGAGAAACCTGTTCACAGTTATCTAGCTAGTGTATTATTTCAACAAGGTTTAGTAAACGATCCTGTACGCGGGCCAATCACTTCATCTAGTCAACGAGAAAGCCCATCGACTACTTTTGGATTGAGTACACCTGGACGTCCAATATATCAAGGTGGTTTATCAGATGCTACCATTCAACAGCAAGTAGCATCTGGATCAGTACCGCCTGATGCGGTTAACGTAGTTGGTCGCAGAGGTGGGCATTCATTTGTGTTAGATGACGGAGATGTTAGTGGTATAAACAGTATGGTTCGCATACGTACATCCAAAGGACATCAGATTACTATGAGTGATGATGGTAATTGTTTTTACATTGTTCATGCTAATGGACAAGCGTGGTTAGAATTTGGACAAGAAGGAACTTTAGATGTATACACAACAAATTCTATTAATTTGCGCACTGAAGGTGATATAAATTTACATGCCGATAATGATTTTAATGTATGGGCAGGCGGAAATATTAATATGAAAAGTAATGTATCTACAACTATGGAAAGTAACGGGTCATTTACTTGTGCTAGTAAAGATTTATTAACTTTGTTTAGTGAATCTATTATAGGCGTTAGAAGCAATGGAGATTTGACTATTGTTAATAGTGGCAACGGTGCTTGGAATTCATCTGGTGATTTAAATATAAACGGGGCTACAATAAATCTTAATGGGGGAGGCGGTGCGTCAGTAGATATACCATCAGGTATGACAGAATATACTATGCCTGATGCCGCATTTGATACAAGTACTGGTTGGGTAGTAACTCCAGATTCGCTAACCAGTATTGTAACCAGAGCCCCCACTCATGAACCGTGGCCATACCATAATCAAGGGGTACAAGTCAATATTACTTTATCAGATGAAACAAATTCATCACCTCCGGGTGCCCCAACTATACCACAAGGAGTAAGTATTACTAAAACAGCATGAGTATTTTTAATTACACTCTTCCTTCTGGGGCTTCATTTACATTAACGGCTCCTTCTGGCACTACTCAAATAGAAGCTGATAAAATCTTCTATTCACAAGTAGCCGCCGGAACATTTGTGGGATATCAGCCAGGTGATACATTAACTCATCCTGCTGAAGCGTTAACAAATTTTGGTCTCAGTCGATTACAAAGAGGTACAGCAGGTGTTGATGATAAGACATTATTGGCAGTTATATCTGGATTACCAATAGTAGCTCCCTTGCCAACGTTGACTAATGTGCCAGTTTCTAATGCTATAAATCAAGCAAATTATATACAAGTTAATTCAGATCCAATACAAGGAGTGTATAGTCTCGGGCCATCACCCATTGGAACTGGTCCAAATTCTAAAGGTACTTCTCCTGTTACTAGCGGAAATTCTAATAATACCGGTAACAATTCAGGAGTTGCAAATCCTACTGGGGCCGGGCAGCTTTCGGCCCAACAAATGCAATCAGTTATGGCACAAATAGCATCAATTGTAAATCAAGATGCTAGTGTTTTGACACAAAAAAACGGTGTCGGCAAGTATGGATTTAATATACAACAATTAGAACAAGCAGGTTATATTAAACCAGGATTCAGTCAAATGTATTCGGTTTTAAATCCTAGCACACAAGCTAATATAGATGCTTTTACATGTATTTTAACATCGCCAGCTCCATGGACCGGACTTAATGGGGTATATAGTGTAAATGATATTTTAAAAAACTCGTCCTTACAAAATAAAATTCAAGAAAAACTAATGAATCAAAGTTATAATTCATTAGTATCTACAGGAGTTATTGTCCCACCGCCAGCATCAAGTTCAAAACCCAGTATTACCACTGGAAAAATTTATACTTCATCTGGGACGTTATCAGATGTTTCAGCATTAACTTTATTAAATAGTTCAGCAAATATTAATAAAATAACTAATGATTCTTTAACCACTCCTGTTGGTATAACGCCAACAGCTATAAGTAATCTTGGAATTGATGCTACTGCGACATATAACGCCGGTTTATCTAGTTTATCTACAGGAGCAGTTGGGTTTACAACAAATAACAACAATGGATCTGTTTTACAACAATTAGGGTTGGCTAGCGGACTTTCAAGTGGTCCTACTGCCGGTGTAACAGCTTCTGTTACGTCTTCGTTAAATGGAGATATCGGAGCGTTAGTAGCCAATAGTAGCAAATACGGGGTTTCATTAACATTAGCATGGGCTCAAAGATCTTCGCTATTATCAACGGTTACTAATAATAATTTAATTAATTCAATAGGCGGCGGAGCACTCAATAATATTAATAATTTAAATTCTGGAGGATTTAATACTGGATTAAATTTAGGAGGACTACCAGGAGCAGGCATTCAAACTTTTAGGCCAGCAAGTGTTTTGAGTGCTCTTGCTGGACCGGCTCTCGCACAATTAAATTCTTTGGCAAAATCTGTTCAATTTGGGGTTAATTTTAGCGATTTTATATTAAGCGGGTTAGTTTCAGGAGTTCGGCCATCTCCCGGTTTTAATAATACTGTTAATCGTAGCACATTAGATGCTTCTGTCAATCGAGTGATTGGTAGCAATTTAATTTCTCCTCCTGTATTTGAATTACCGTCAGTAAGAGGATTAGGTATTTCGGCTGATATCGGAAAAGCACAAAATATTTTATTACAAGGTGTAGCATCTGTAACTGCTAAAATTAAGTTTTAATTAAAATAAATACAATATATGGCAACTTTCATTGGATTCAATACAATTAATCAAAACAAACAGTTTACTCTTGTTGATTATCCATTAATAAAACAAGATTTATTAAACGCCTTTAACATTAGGCAAGGTGAATTAGTTGGTAGGCCAGGGTATGGTACAATACTTTGGGATTATATGTTTGAAAATCAGACGCCAGAGACTCAATCAGCAATTTACAGAGAAGTACAACGGGTGATTGGGGGAGATCCTAGAATTTATCTTGATAGTATTAATATGTACCCACAAGAAAACGGCATATTAATAGAACTACAATTAAAAACTGTTGCTACAACAGACGCACAAATTTTATCAATATTTTTCAATCAAACACAACGTAGCGCAAGTTATGTGTAGTTAAACTACCCAGTTTATTTTAGATATAAATAATGTAACACTGGAATAAAAATGGCTACAACCACAAGACAAACTGTACTTTTTGGAGTTGAAGATTGGAAAAGAATCTATCAAACTTATAGCGAAGGCGACTTCCAAAGCTATGATTTTGAAACATTACGTAAAAGTTTTGTAGATTACCTACAACAATACTATCCAGAGACTTTTAACGATTATATTGAATCATCTGAGTTCATTGCTTTACTTGACGTTATAGCTTTTATGGGACAAGCATTAGCATTTAGAACTGATTTAAATACTCGTGAAAATTATATTGACACAGCAGAACGTCGTGATAGCGTTATTAAATTAGCAAATTTAGTTTCTTATACAGCACAGCGTAATACTGAATCAAACGGATATCTTAAAGTATTTTCTGTAAGCACAACAGAAAATGTAACAGATTATAACGGAACTAATCTTGCCAACGTAACAGTTAATTGGGCTGATCCTAGTAACTTTGATTGGCAAGAACAATTTACTGCTATAATTAATGCTAGTCTAGTTGACACACAGCGCATTGGAAATCCGGGCAACGATCAAATTATTGGTGGTATTGATACAAAAGAATACACTATTAATTTAGTGCCTGGATATATTCCGGTAGTACCATATACTTCAACGATAGACGGTGTTAATATGCCATTTGAAGTAGTAAATGCTACATCTTTAGGAGAAAGTTACATATATGAGCCTCCTCCGAGGCCAAACGGGCAATTTAATGTTCTATTTCGTAATGATCAGTTAGGATACGCTAGTGCTAATACTGGATATTTTTTCTATTTTAAGCAAGGTGTGTTACAAAATCAAGATTTTAATCTAGCTGAAAGCATTGCCAATCGTACAGTTGATATTAATATTGAAGGTATCAATAACACTGATGTGTGGTTATATCAACTTGACAACTTAGGAAATGTGCGAACTTACTGGCAGGCAGTGCCGTCTGTTTATGCTGCCGCGGTTGAGCAAATGACACCCAATATAAGAACTGTATTTTCTGTAGCTAGCCGATCAAATGATCAAATTACTCTAGTATTTGGCGATAATGTATTTTCAACAATACCAGTTGGCCAATTTAGAACTTATGTACGTGCTTCTAATGGATTACAGTATATCATTAATCCTGAATCTATGCAATCAGTTCAGATTCCCATATCTTATGTTAGTCGTACTGGCACTATTGAAACAATAACATTTACATGTGGATTAACTGCTCCGGTAACTAATGCCGCTCCAAGAGAAACCATTGCTCAGATAAAAGAACGGGCTCCTGCTCGTTATTATACACAAAATCGTATGGTAAACGGAGAAGATTATACTAATTTTCCATTTACAACATATAATTCTATTATTAAAAGTTCCGCATTAAATCGTAGTTCCATAGGAACTAGTCGTTATCTCGATTTAGTAGATCCAACAGGCAAATATTCTTCTACGAATGTGTTTGGCGATGACGGCGCTTTGTGGTATACGAACACAACTCCGGCTTTTACTTTTACTTGGCAAACTACTAATGACATTAATAATATTATTTTAAATGATTTGACGCCAATATTAATACAAGTTACAGTAAAACAATTTTATTATGCTAATTTCCCAAGACCAGATCTAACAGCATTAAATTATTTTTGGCATGAAAGTACAACTATTGTTAATGAAACTACAGGATATTTTACAAATAGTACAGGTGTGCCGGTAGTTATTGGATCAACTGCCAGTAATAATGCTAGATTTATTGTCGAAGGCTCGCTAGTTAAATTTATTCCGCCAACAGGTTATTATTTTGATATTAACAACGAGTTACAACCGGGAACTCCAACTGGATCAGCTGATCATTTAGTAATTTGGGCTAGTCCCATGGCTATTATTGGAAATGGAACTAACAACGGGCTTGGTAATTTAACTGATGGTACCGGACCAGTTGTATTGAATACATATGTTCCTACAGGCGCAATCGCTGTAACAGTTATTCCGTTATTTGTAACTACATTCGGAACTACAGTTACACATTCAATAGTTAATCAAATATTAATAAATTTTAATTTTGGTTTAGGATACGATAGTACCGGAACTATTACAGGAACACCTTATACTTGGTACGTTATTACAGCCGCCAATCTTAATGTCGGAGCAACATGGAGTCAGGGCTATGCTGGTAATACATCTGGCGCCAATTTAGATGCCAGCTGGTTGATACAATGTACCTTTGATGGGTCAAAATATACAGTTGTGTCTAGAAGCCTTGACTATTATTTTGGTAGTGTAATAGAAGTACGTTTCTTTTTTGATACTGATCAAAAAATTTATGATAGTCGTACCGGATCAGTAATTAGTGATTTTATAAAAATATTAAAAACAAATAGTCAACCCTTTACTAACTTACCATTATTAGATGACACCCAACTTAAAATTATTGGTCAGCCAGTTTTAACTGATGGGTTAGTTGATGATTATCAAATATTAGTTGGATATCGAGATTATAATAATGATGGTATACCAGATGATCCAGATTTCTTCACTGATATAGTAGGTGTATCCCCATCTAGTACAGCACAAAATCAACCATATGTATTCTTTCAACAGACTGTTGATTTTGATAATTTAGAACGTTACTTACTACAACCATCAGGTATTGTAAATAGTGATTACGCAACATTATCTGCTATTGAATTGGTAAAAGAATCTTACGTTACTGGACAAATATTTTATGCTTATCAAGAATCTGTTTTTTACACATTGTCATTAACGTTACAGAAAACTAGAATTTTAACAGCAACATCTGGGTGGATAGCGCAAGTTGGAAGACAAAATTTATATTTTCAATATAGACATAATAGTTCTTTAAATAATTTAATTGATCCTGGCAGTACAAATATTATTGATTTGTATGTAGTTACTTTAGAATATTATACCGCTTATCAACGTTGGATTCAAGACACAACAGGTACAGTAACCGAACCAGTCCCGCCAACAATTGATTATTTAACTACAGCATATGCCGGTTTACAAAATTATAAAATGATTAGTGACAATATGATTCTTAATAGTGTTCAATTTTTACCATTATTTGGAAGTAAAGCACCAGAAGCATTAAGAGCCACAATTAAAGTTATACCAGCGGCAAACACAAATGCCAGTAATAATCAAATACAAAATCTTGTATTGGGTACATTGAATGCTTATTTTAATATAGCCAATTGGAATTTTGGAGATACATTTTA